GAAGTTAGTCTGTCTGAACCAGACGATTTTCTGAAGGTTCGTGAGACACTAACCCGTATTGGTGTTGCTTCAAGAAAAGAACGCAAGCTATATCAATCATGTCATATTCTACACAAGCAGGGTAGATATTACATCGTTCATTTTAAAGAGTTGTTTGCATTAGATGGCAAAAAAACAAACTTTACTGTTAACGATGTTCAACGAAGGAATCGTATCACCCAACTGTTATCAGACTGGGGTCTCGTATCTGTAGTCGAAGCAGAACGCATTGAAGACATTGCACCCTTGAATCAAATTAAGGTGCTATCATTTAAAGATAAAGACGATTGGATCCTAGAGTCCAAATACAATATCGGTCGCAAGAAGACTGAAGTATAAGACAGGGGGCTTGACGCCCCCTTTTTTTGTGCTATAATACGTGTGTTAACGACACCGCCATGCTTTCCAAGACCGACATAGACTTTATTCTAGGTCTGACGACAGAGTATCTACCATCCGTGCTGGAAGAAATTGGATTTGACCCTACGGTAAAGGAACCAGGTCATACGTATGGGGAGAGAGTCGAAGAGAAATTAGTAGAAAAATTAAGTCGATACGACAACGAAAAGTTTACTCTACCAAACAGTAAACGTTCTATGCAAGATCTTAATTTTTATAAAAATTTTATTAATATCAAATTTGGATACAAAAAAGCTGGACAACCAAATATGGTTGCATTTAATAGACTATGTACTAGTTTTTTGAGTAGTAAAATTGATTCTTATTATATAATAAGCATTGATGGATTAGATAACAAGATTTGTATGTTCAACTTGTATGAACATCTTGATTACACAAATACAAATCTTGGAACAGGTCAGACAATGTTGAAGGAAACAAAATTCTTTGACGATTTTGACCAAGAAAAAGATTATACAATTACTAGAAAAGATGTTATACTAAAACTTAAAGACATCAGTCAAAAAGCTCATAGATCTCATATTGAGTTGAGAGAAAAACAAGAACAAAACCGACAAGAACAATTCAATGCTAAACTGCAACTACTTTAATAGTGACTGTGTAAAGTTTTCCGATGAATATGATGGGGAACTATTTGACGCTATAGTAACAGACCCTCCGTATGGTATTGAATACCTAGGTAATAGTTGGGATTCTTATAAAAACTGTGTTGCCTTTAAGGAAGAAACATGGAGATCTATTTCTAAAACTCTAAAACCAGGTGGACACTTGCTTATCTTTGGAGCATCAAAGACCTTTCATCGTCTCACTTGTGCTGTTGAAGATTCTGGACTACGCATTAAAGATGTATTGATGTGGTTGTATGGTCAGGGTATGCCCAAGAGTCAAAATATGGGCAAGAAAAATTCTGACTGGGAAGGATGGGGAACTGGACTCAAACCATGCTATGAACCAATTTTGCTTGCACAAAAACCTATTGAAGAAAAAACAATTGTAAAAAATTTGGAGAAGCATGGTGTAGGTGCAATTAATATTGAAGAATCTAGATTAAATTCTGGACGCTGGCCAGGAAATGTTATTCACGATGGTAGTGATGAAGTCGAAGAACAGTTTGCAAAGTTTGGTAAGAGAGGTAATGGTTGGGTGAGAAACTATGGAGTAGAAGATTATCAGGGTAGACAGTATGGTGGAGGTGTATTCGGTGGTGGTGGATACATTGGAGAAACTACTTATTGTGATGAAGGAACTGCTAGCAGATTCTTCTATTCAACCAAAAGTTCTGTGAAAGAAAGAACTCATAACAGAACAATTGAGAATGATCATCCTACTGTGAAGAATCTTGAGTTGATGAAGTATCTAATTAAACTTATAACTCCTACTGGAGGAACTGTATATGATCCTTTTGCTGGAAGTGGAACAACTTTGATCGCAGCAAAAGATCTTGGATTTGATTCTTTTGGAGTTGAGATGTCTGAAGAATATTGTAAAATTATTAAAGATAGAATAGATAAAGTAACATCTCCACTTGAACAACTCTTGTAATCCGAATTAAAAGGTAGGGTTTTACACTCTACCTTTTTTTGTGTCTTGGTTAAATAGTGTTGGATGCCTTCGGGGTCCACACAAAAACACTCGCTACTATAGGAGTTACTAATGGATAAATTTGCATGGGATTCATATTCCCCACACTTTGTAGGGCTCGATGATATCTTTCATCGTCTAGATAGTATGTCAAATCATAATACAAACTACCCCCCTTACAATTTAATCAAGCATGACAACAGTAAGTATACTATTGAAATCGCTCTGGCTGGATTTAAACCAGAAGAGATTGAAGTATCTACAGAATCAAACATTCTCAAAGTTGCCACGAAAAATACAAGAAGAGATCCTGATGTCCAGTATCTCCACCGTGGAGTATCAAAGCGTTCCTTTATTAATACGTGGCAACTCGCAGACGATGTTAAAATTGGAGAGGTTACGTTCCTAGATGGTCTATTGATTGTTCACTTAAACAAATATATTCCAGAGCATCAAAGAAAAATTGTTTATGACATTGCTGGTATTAAAGAGTTATTGTTAGAATGAAATCATTAATTATTCACTTGGTAGCGTTCTGGAATGTTGCTGTGGTAAATTGCGTCCAACCAGTCAACTGGCAGTATTGTTATCGAGTGGATCAATGGTTGATACCTGAAATGATACAAGGATATAAGCTTTGGTCTGGTCAAACTAAACCATATCAAAACGAAAAGGAATATCTGATTACTAAATAAACACATATCGTCGCCGCACGGGGGGTAACTGGCAAAATCCAGTTGACACCCCCCTTTTTTTGTGTTAAAATAAAGCAGTTCAACACTTTTCTATTATGGCAAACGCAATCGTAGTCCTGACTGGTTCACACGAACGTCTTATTTGTGACCTTCAGGAAGTACGTGAAGGAGACGACCAAGAGGGTAAGCCCATTTGTCTCATCATGATTCGACCCTACACTTTGAACCTAGAACCAGGTAATGGGACAGGTAATCAAGAAGTTCAAGTTCGATTCAATAAGTGGCTTCCATTCTCTATTGATACACAATTTAAAATTCCATTCTCTTCAGTGACATGTGTTGGAGCAGTGGATCCTGGTTTGGAAGAAGCTTATACAAGAACTGTAGAGCAAGCAGTAGCACAAGAACAAGCACAGATGGACGCGATGGCAGCAGCTGCTGCTGCTGACACTGGATTTGTTCCAGCAGTTGAGGAGGTTACTGATGCTGAAGCTCCTGCGGTTTGAGAGTCGCTGGTTAGTCAGCGAAGTTGAAGAGATTCCTGGTGTTGAGTTCGGGGATCCCGATTGTGTGCTAAAATACCCCTGTGAGGTGACGGAAGATGGTCTTACTACCTTCCCACCTTTTTCCGATGACCGTGAGTTGGCGGTCAGGTCTTCAGACATCACTTTGATTGCTGAACCTGATAGCAAAACCGCATCGCTTTTTTACGAAACAAAATCTGAATGAAGTTTTACACCAGTGTTGAGCAAACAGGCAATACGATCCTAGTCCGTGGCTATGACCACGGTCTGCCTTTTGAGGATCGTGTCAAGTTTAATCCTACACTGTTTCTTCCTTCTAGAGTGAAGGAAGAATGGAAAACACTTGACGGTCGAAGTGTGCGTCCTGTGCAACAGGGTTCTATTGGGGATGCAAAATCCTTTATGGAAGCACATCGAGACCTAGAAGACTATGAAATCTGTGGTCAAACTCGTTTCCTTAATCAGTACATCTTTGAGACGTACCCTGATGAGGATATGAAGTTTGATATGAATCAGATTCGTATCTTCACTCTTGATATTGAGACGGGTGCCGAAAATGGTTTCCCTGACATCGAGTCTGCTGACCAGGAGATCCTTCTGATTAGCATCAAAGACTCTACAACGGGCAAGATCACAGTGTATGGTTCACGTCCCTTCATGAACACAGAGAAGGACGTGCAATACCTACAGTTCCAGACCGAGGAAGGTCTGCTGAAAGGATTCCTCCATGACTGGCAGGCAAACTGCCCTGACGTGATCACTGGATGGAACGTACAACTGTTCGATATGCCGTATATCATCCGCCGTATAGAGCGTATCCTTGGTGAGAAAGAAGCAAAGCTTCTCTCGCCTTGGAAGAACATCTATCCACGTAGGATCTTTATCAAGGGTCGTGAGCAACTTGCTTATGACATCACTGGTGTAGCAACACTAGACTATCTTGAGTTGTATCGTAAGTTTACTTACACCAACCAAGAGTCTTATCGTTTAGATCATATTGCATTCGTAGAACTAGGTCAGAAGAAACTAGACCACAGTGAATATGACACCTTCAAAGAGTTCTATACAAAAGACTGGCAGAAGTTTGTAGAATACAACATCATTGACGTTCGCCTGGTTGACAGGTTGGATGACAAGATGAAACTACTAGAACTAGCTGTCACCATGGCATATGATGCCAAAGTAAATTTTGAGGATGTGTATTCACAGGTCCGCATGTGGGATAACATCATCTATGTGTATCTTGCACGTCAGAAGATTGCTATCCCACCTAAACGTAAATCACAAAAAGATGCGAAGTATGCTGGAGCGTATGTTAAAGAACCTATTCCAGGGATCTATGACTGGGTTGTCTCTTTTGACCTCAACTCCCTATACCCTCACCTCATTATGCAGTACAATCTCTCGCCAGAGACGCTGCTACCTACCCGTCACCCTAGCGCAAACGTCGAGAAACTACTTGCCAAGGAAATAGACACAAGCTCCCTGGAGGGCGTCACAGTGTGCCCTAACGGCACCTATTATGACACGACAAACCAGGGTTTCTTACCCAAGCTGATGGAGAAGATCTATCAGGAACGAACCATCTACAAAAAGAAGATGCTTACTGCCAAGCAGCAGTATGAGAAGACACCTACTGTCGAATTACAGAAAGAAATCTCTCGCTGTAACAACATTCAGATGGCAAGGAAGATCCAACTCAACTCTGCTTATGGTGCTATTGGTAACGAACACTTTCGATACTTTCGATTAGAGATTGCCGAAGCAATTACTTTGTCTGGTCAGTTGTCTATTCGTTGGATCAGTAACAAGACTAACAAATACTTAAACAATATTCTGAAGACAAATGACATTGATTACGTTATTGCTTGCGACACCGATTCTATGTATCTTAACCTCGGTCCTTTGGTGCAGAAGGTATTCAAGGGACGAGAGACAAATGATGAAGTCATTGTTGGGTTCCTTGACAAGGTGTGTGAGGTGGAATTTGAGGAGTTTATTGAAAGTTCTTACCAAGAACTCTCCACTTATGTTCGGGCATACGCGCAGAAGATGAAGATGAAGCGGGAGAACATCGCTTCCAAGGGCATCTGGACCGCCAAGAAACGATATATCCTCAACGTCTGGGACAGTGAGGGTGTTCGTTACAATGAACCAAAGATGAAGATCTGTGGTATGGAAACGGCACGTTCATCTACCCCTGCATTCTTCCGTGATAAACTTAAGAAAGCTTATACCATCATTATCAATGGTGACAATGATGATGTAATTAAATTCATTGATGAAGTAAGAGAAGAGACAAAAAACCAAGAGTATCAGGATATTGCTTTCCCTCGTGGTTGTAATAATCTCTCCAAGTATCAGTCAAGAACTGATATCTATTCTAAAGGTACACCCATTCACGTTAGGGGTGCTCTTCTGTATAATTTTTACGTGAAAAAACACAAGATTCAAAATAAACATGCGTTGATACAAGAGGGTGAGAAGATTAAGTTCTTATATTTGAGAACTCCCAATCCACTCATGGAGAATACCATCTCCTTTATGGGTAGAATACCCACAGAGTTCAATATCGAAAAGTATATCGATCATAAGATGCAGTTTGAGAAATCATTCTATGAACCTCTCAAGAATGTGCTAAACTGTATCGGCTGGGACTCCGAGAAAACTATTTCACTACTATCATTTCTTTAATTATGGACTTCTTATCTTCTATCCTCAAGGACACCAAGAATGAGTTTGCTTCTCGTGCATCTGATGGCATTGCTGCTGGTGACGTTGAAACTTTTGTTGATACTGGCAGTTATATCTTTAATGCCCTGGTTAGTGGCAGCATTTTTGGAGGTATTCCCTCCAATAAGATCACTGCTCTTGCAGGAGAATCAGGGACTGGAAAGACTTTCTTTTGCCTTTCTGTCGTTCGTAATTTCCTTGATCTTGATCCTGACGCTGGCGTCTTATATTTTGAAACCGAGTCTGCCATTAGTAAGCAGATGATTGAGTGTCGTGGCATCGACTCTAAACGTCTGGTAATCTTCCCTGTCAATACAGTGGAGGAGTTCAGGACCCAAGCAGTCAGGATCATTGACAAATATATGGAAACACCTAAAGATGAACGCAAGCCTCTCATGTTTGTGTTAGACTCTCTGGGTATGCTAGCCACCAACAAAGAAGTGCAAGATGCTACGGACGACAAACAAGTTCGTGACATGACAAAATCTCAATTGATTAAGTCTTGTTTCAGAATTCTTACATTAAAACTTGGCAAAGCTAACATACCTATGTTAGTTACTAATCACACCTATGATGTCATCGGTTCTTATGTCCCTACAAAAGAAATGGGAGGAGGTAGTGGTCTCAAATATTCCGCCTCTACAATCGTTTATCTCGGAAAGAAAAAGGAGAAAGATGGAACGACTCTCGTCGGAAACATTATCAAATGCGAGGCTAAAAAGTCTCGTCTGACAAGAGAAGGTTCCAAGATTGAAACAAGACTGTTCTTTGATGAGCGTGGACTGGAAAAATATTATGGATTGCTTGAACTTGGTGAGGCAGGGGGGTTGTGGAAGAATGTTGCTGGTCGATACGAAATGGATGGCAAGAAAGTCTATGCCAAACAGATTTTAAAAGATCCCGATCAGTATTTCACACCCGAAGTTCTTGCCAAACTAGATAAACAGGCGCAGAAGACGTTCTTGTATGGAGCAGACGATGACGGAGAAGCTTGAACATTCTGTATTAAGAAACCTGCTTTGTAATGAAGAGTATTTTCGTAAGGTAGTCCCCTTTATTAAAGGTGAATACTTTCAGGAACCATCAGAGCGAGTCCTCTTTGAAGAGATTCAAGATTTCTCTAACAAGTATGACAAGTATCCGACTAAAGAAGTCTTAATCATTAATCTAACTCAAAGGAATGATCTTACTGAAGAAACTTACACGCAAACTGTATCGTATATTAATTCGCTTGGTACAGAGTTTATCGAGACGAAGTGGTTGGTCGATGCGACGGAGAAATGGTGTCAGGAGAGAGCAGTATACAATGCCCTCCTCGAATCTATCAAAATCGCAGAGGGATCGGGTGAACAGGAAGTATCAAAGGATGCGATCCCAAGTATCCTACAGCAGGCTCTCGCAGTATCGTTTGATGAACACATCGGACACGACTACGTTCAGAATGTAGACGAAAGATATGACTATTATCACCTTGAAGAGCATAAGATTCCCTTTGATATCGACAAGTTGAATCTAATCACCAAGGGTGGTATTCCTAACAAGACACTCAACGTTGCTCTTGCTGGTACAGGTGTGGGTAAGTCACTATTCAT